GTTATGATCTGGATTAAATCAATTGCATGGCCATGAGAAACGCGATCCCTCTCTATGGCAAGCTTGTTGCGTGCGATGAGAAGCATATCGCGTGACCATTTAAGTCTGTCTCTGGCTTCTATAGTCATACTTTTTCAAAAACTCCTGTGAGTAGATTTAACTTCCAGCCGTTACCATGAAACTTGTCGTAGAGCATTTCGTTCATAATCCATGCTAGGGGTGAGACGTTTGTTTCCAGCAACCGCCCAGGCTGGCAGGCGTTAAGCTCCAGCATCTCGGCAAGTGCCTTCACCTCCAGCCGTGCGTATTTGTAAATTGCTTTCATGCGGTTTCTTCACCCACCACAGCGTCAAAGCCTTGCTCCTCGGCGTGGTAGGTGTTTGTTTGTACTCGAAGCCAATCTGGTTTAGCAATAGGTTTCTTGCCGGTGAAAGAAGTTTCTGTGAACAACACATTGTTGCCTGGAACACACGTCATCCGTCCATTGTGCAGGGCGATAAAATGGTGCGACTTAGTTTGGCTAGGTTCAAGGCTGTAGCCATCTCCATACGGCTCGGCGGTAAACATATAGCTTCCGCCCAACCACTCCTGCCTGCTTGCGATCCATACGTTACAGTCTAACTCCCGTAAGTAATCGTATTCGATGGTAGAGAAGTTGTAGCCAAAACAATCCCAGCGTTGTGCATCCCGCAGCTCCCACTTGTGGGAATGTCCTACCGAATCGTGGCAGATGGCAGACAAGGGTAAGCCTCGATACAGCGCACCGCATTTGAGCATAACTGTGCATCCCCAAGCTCGGTGTGGCACGCTGGATAACCCAAACCAAACCGCCTCCTCCCAGCCCTGTACTTGGCCTTGGCTAATCACGGACTTGTCAACCGACACATACTGATGTCGGGGTAGGTTAGCTGCGTGGGTCATCGCCAAGCCGGTCCAGTTAACCAAGCCACCAACACCCAGCGTGTACCCCATATTGGCGCACGCGCACGATGTTCGACGTAGGACGGGAACCAGCAACCCGCCCCTTGATCCCGAATAAACCTTCCGCCGACCAAGTCAGCCTTAACTTGCAAGCCACCGCCAAGGTACTCGGAAGGATCGGACAGATTAACCACCATCGTCATCTTGCGAACCGGTGCTTCGGATGTGTAGGTATCGTAGTGCCACCAAAACTGCTGGAGCGGATTGTACTTTAGGATCTGTAACTGTTGCACGCCTGTAATATCGAATCGGTAATGCTCGGCGTTGACAGCAGTTGTCAACTCATTGACTACTGAATAAAGCCACTTGTAGTGCGGAGCCATCGGAACCCAGCAAGATGAACAGCTACGCGCAAACGATCTCCTAGTCGTTCCATCCTTCTTCATCACAGTCGCACGCTTCATCCCGATTACCTCTGCATCTTGGCGTAGCATCATGCACTGGGTCGGGGTCAGCACATAGCGGTCTACTGCCGCCGTTAATACTTTTTGCTTAAACTCACTCACGGAATAATTGGATGATGTACTCGACCATCTTGATTGTGATATAGGATGCCGTTGCCACGATGGAGACGAACAAAGACATAAACAGCGTTGTCCACGCGAAGAAGGTAAACAGGTCGCCCAAGAAGTTAACGATGTGCAAAGTCATACTTCCATCATCCTCAAAAGTCGCGGCGTGTCGATGTTAATTCCACCAGCCCTGCACCACCACGTTACCGTCCCATTCTTAAAGTCGCGTAGCAGTTTGCGGATCTCGATGGTGTTATTGTATTCGGGACATTCGTTTAGATCCCGCCCCGTGTAACAAGGGATAACCTTCATCCCTTTCACCGCCCCCCTCCGGCGCAGCAACCGCAAGTCTTCAATGGCTCGCAGTGCCACCTCTCCCGCCAGTTGTCGCATTCTGTCATCACGATCTCCTCTGGTTAGTTGCGTGCTTCTCATTTCTTCTTACGTTGAGCCTTATGCCAAAGAGAGTATTGGTTCCACAGTTCGCAAGCCTCCTGCGCCGCTTCCAAGGTGTCAAACAAATCCTGCAACGGCGGAAAGTCAGTCGGCGGGCGCGATCCATAAAGTCGCGGACCGATGACGTTACCCGCCATCGTGTGTAGCCGAAAGCGACCACACTCCTCCACGACCTTAATCTCTGTCACCGCCCCAGCTCTTTCAGCTTGGCATCGTCAGCCGCAATCGTAGCTGCCAACTTATCTAAATCCCCCGACTGCCCAGCGTAGTGAATGATGTAGGCATCCTTGTGGCGGTCTAGGCCGTACTGGTCTTCCACACTGGTCATGCAGTTGTAGGCGGGATCTAAGCCCGACAGCGGTATGTCCCAGAGATGCGCCTGGATGTTCGCCCAGGTCTGCATACCGAAGTGGTTAGGCACAGTACCCAGCGGGGGTAGGGATAGTAAGCCAACGTGTTTGCGCCGGATGGCAAACACGCCGAAGTTAAAATAGTAGGTCGGCGTAATCGATCCGCCATACTGCGCGGCCAGCTTCTTCATGCCCTCCTTGCGGTCTAGGAAATCACCCTCATCAAAGGCAATAAAGCCGTCATTACCCTCCTCCTTGGGGTTAGCAAAGTCATCGCAGTCTTTGGCCACTAGGCAATCGCAGTCGATGTAGATGCACTGCTCGTAGCCTCGCCCAACCAGTATGTTTGCAAGGAGCGACTTGTTATAGTCCTTAGGGTCCATGACCGATCTGTTTATCAGAATAAAGTCGATCTCGTTACGCTTGGCGAAATCCTCGATGCGGGGCTGGGTGAGCGCGAGAACCTTATCCCACTCCGTCCCAAACGCCATGGTGACTACAGCGCGTTTCATTTTTTAACCAAGCCCTCCACCGCCTTCGTGATGACGTACTGAACCACTGCCTCTTGATCTTTCTTTAATCGCTTCAGCCCAAAGGCGTGCAGAGCCTTGGCCGTCTTATCGTCATAGGTAACGTCGACTAGAACCTGCTTGGGCGCAGGCCGTGATTTTCCAAAAGTAATTTTGCCTAGATCCTTCATTTGCGTTTTCTCCTTTTTGGTTTTACTTCTTTCCAAACATCAAACTTGTCATCCAGTTCAAGCGACCAAAGCATCAGAGTTTTGTATAGGCCGTAGCCAATCCCTAACCGCAAGATGGTGCGGCTGATGACATCCCCCAGCCAATACAGAACCCATGACAGAGCCAGCTTCATTCCCTAGGATACCTATTGTTCCCCTCGTAATCGCAGAACTTCTGGAACGATTTATCTGTTTCAGATTCATCGCTGTCGCTTGATTTATCTCCATAGTTTGAGTAAAGCCAAGGACGAGGCTTGCTAAAAAACTCATCCCAATCTTTGTCTATTTCTTCTTGGTTCATAGTCTTGTCACCTCCTTCTTAATCTGTGCGAGCGTAAACAAGCACCGCACCAACGCACGCTCTAAATGGTCAGCCGCCGTCTCGCCGTTATTATCTGGACAAGGCGATGACTTGTGTAGTTGCATCTGCGCTGTGGCCAAGTGCCGGACGGCTCTGGCGATATGGTAATCGTGGGTAGGCCGATCCTTCTCAAGCCAATCCCCGTAGGCAGACTTTTCTGATCCCTTGCCCATAACACGCCACACTATATCGGCGGCAGCATCACCCATCTCGGCTATGGTAGGCGCAGTCATTTGGCTAAACTCCTATAGAATTGGTCCAGTAATCCTTCTAGCCATAAGACATCTGCCGGATCGATCATAATTTCATCCCAGGAGGTGTGTAACCCTTAACCCAAGCCCACACCTTCTGCATCGCGCAGAAGGCAATGCCAGCTTGGTAGAGTTCGTCTTCGTCCCACTGATGATGCTCTATGTATTCTGGGTCATTTGATGCGAGAACAACTGAGACGCAGGCTGCTTGGGGATTCTCGCTCGCATTCCTATATGCCCAAAGCTGTTGCGCATCGGTTGGATACCAGGGCGGAGCGTTGTACTTCTTGTTAACCTTACGATTCTTTAAGTCGATGATAGCGTCACCAATACCGCGTAACTTGACGTAGGCATCACACCTTCCCGCATAGCCTGCGCCGACAAGACCCTTTTCGCACCAGTAGGTTTTCTCAACATTCTTTTCTGCCCACTCGCTGAATGTTTTGATGTACGGAGCAAGTGTCTCATCTTTGGATACAGGTCTTCCAAGTAGGATGTTCTCCAACTCAACGTGCATGGCTGTCCCGTGCAATGCCGCTTTGGTTGTTTGTTCTTTGCTATCCTTAACGACTCTTTTCGCATATTCACCTAGATCCTCTCCTTCTTCTCTTGGGAGAGTTAATGCAGACATTATGGCCTGTTCAATTCTCCAAGACACCAGTTGTTCTTTATGTAAAATTCCTTGGACGCTAGTTACTGATGGCAACAATCCCATCTTTCTAGCGTCAGCAACAGTTGTGTTTCGTTCCTTGCCATTCTTTCCAAGAATAACGTGGGCAGATCGCCCCTCGGCATCATACCAGTGGCCGCTGCTTTCAACAGCGACCAATCTGGAATTAGCCGAGGAGCTATCCCACTTACTTGTAATAGTAAGTGCCATATAACCTAGAACGGCATTGCGTTGCCGTCTGCGTCCACCTCGACCTTAGTGGCCGTAGACTTGCCTGCAGCGGTCGCAAACTCTTTGGAAGCGCGAATCTTATCCTGTAACCACTCCGGCATCTCGCTAAACTGCCCACCCTCGCCCTGCTCGATTTCATAATACATCTGAGCGTTGGTGGTGTTAGCTGGAGCCTTCATACCTTTGGGTAGCTTGGATGCGCCCGCAATTGCGCAATACTGCCTGCCCTGCTGGCTCGTCTTGTGGATGAGGGTAAGCATGGCTGGCTTGCCTAAGAGGTTCTTTAAGCTGAATGCTTTTAGCTCTGCCGAGGTAAAGGTCTGCCCTCTCCACTGCTCAAGCAGTTTCCGCAAGCTGGCCTTCTCGCCAAGCGAGCGTGTCTGCTCGATGGATACTACCATCGGCTTTGACACCTTAGTTGTCTTGCCATTTTCTACGACCTCAAACTCATCAGTCTGGTCGGGCAACTCAAACGTCAGCCGCACCTTGGGCGACCATTTCTCTTCGTTATCCCAGTTGGTTTTCTGTGTGCCTAGGTCGACTAGGCTGTACAGCATTCCAACCGTAGCTCCTGCTTCGGGTAGTTTGCGTTCCATCTTCTGCGATTCACTTATGGTTAGTGCCATGTTATTTCTCCTTTATTTATTTATTTGGGTTTGTTGTTGTTGGGGTAAGTTGGTCTAGGTCGTGAGGGCTGGTGACATAAAAACCTTTTACATCGGTCGATGGCATATAGTCGATCTTTATTTCTCTGGCTGGGGCAAGTTGCCGCGCCAGCTCGCAAACATCATCAGC